TTCTTGAGCGTTTGTCATTACAGCCGCCGCTCCCGTGGTTGTAGCTAACTGCTTATCCCGGTTGAACTGCTTATCCCGATGGCTATTTAACTGGAACGGGAACCGATCTTTAGCTTCCTGTTCCTTGAGCCACCTTCTAGCGGCGTAGATGGTGTAAGTAGAAGTGCCTACTTGTTTAGCCATCACTTTCACATTCATCCACTCGCGCTTGGGATGGCGTTTGATGGCGTTTACTGCTTTGACGAACATCTTTCCTTTGAATTTGATATACATGATAATTCTCCTAGAGTTTATAAAGTTTAACACCCAGCCCACAATGAACTGAATGGTTGATAGCTATTTGGACTGCCGTACCTGCGTCAGCCCCCATAGCTAATGCACCCATAGCAAACTCTCTACCTTCGCCGAAAGCGCATTTATAATATCCATGATCTATTGCTATTGGGCCTTGTTCGTAACGTAAAAGGCCATCAGGTGTAACCACTAGAAAGTGGCAAAATAAAGACGCTTGTTGTGCGCTCGGGAACTTGTTCTGGTCAGCTCCTTGCTTATACCATTCGCGCATTTCCAAGATGGTTTTTAGCGGGCCAGCACCAGATAGAATAACGTTCCCCCAACGCCATGCTTTTTCTGTCTCCCATTGAATAGTCTCATCAGTTGCGGCTGTGTCGGTAGCCAGACTCCTACCGTCCCAGACAACGATAGTCATTTCTTCTTTTCCCACCTGTAAAAAATATGATCCCCGATTTTTACCACCACTGTCTTTTCTGTAGACCACGAAGGAGATACATAATCTGCATGATAATGGGTGGCCCCGTTTACAAGGTCCTCATACTTTTTATCCAAAACCCCTATTGCTACCACTACCGCCCAACGATAAGCATCTTGGTTCTTCGGGGTATCTCTAAGCCCATCACAGTACCAACTGAACTGACACCTGCCTATTATCGGTAAGCCGTTGCGTACTGGCCCCTCTTTGATAACTTCGCAATGGCTGTCCGGAAATCGGGGGTCATTCACCCGATTGATGGCTACCTGCGTTACCGCTACCTGCCCATCTATGGGCTGGTCCCTAGCCTCGAAATATATATTCAAGGCCAAACAAGCAATTATCGTGTCTAACATTTCTTACCTCCCCTCAATACATTACCACATATACAGAGACTTGACATCAGAGTAAAGTTTTTCTTTCTTCCCGGCGCATATCAGCAAGGAAGTTATATACCCCCCTAGAATTAGAAGGAGAAAGGGAGGCAGTTACCCGCTTCCCATTTTTCCAAGTAAGAGCGTAATGTGTCTTGGTCTGCATAACAGACCACCCACGTCTCTTAGCCTTGCGGATATGTTTCCGCATTTCGCTTGACGTACTCATTTCTTCTTATGAAGCGTCTTACCAAACACTCCATACTCCCTACGCAGCATCTCGCTATGCTTAGTAAACATATTATCCACTGTCTCCAAAACAAGTTCCTGAGTGATGGAGTGGTGGCCCCAACTGGTCTCAACTGATTGGACAAAGGCCATAAGTATTTCGGGTGGGTACGTTTCATTCTTCATACACCACACCAATTTCTTACGCCATGTATCTTGTTCCCAGTCAATGGCTAACCGCTTACGCTCATGCCACGATAACTTGTTGTTCTCCACACGAATAGCATTGGCCTTTTGAATATGCGCCGTTAGAGCGCCTACCTTGGCCCTCGATTTAAGTCCACGTTTGAACCGCTTGAGTTCCCGTAGCCAAACTTTACGTTGTTCTGGAACAGGTTCCACGGACTCATCCGGTTCGGGGTTGAGACACAGACCAGTCATGAGATCAAACTTGATACCCTTATAGTATTGCTGGCTGTTGTCCTTGGTGAGTAAGAACCAAGTGCGGCGGTCACCATCCCCTAACGACCATGTTTGTCGTTTACCCTTACCTATGCGGTACTTACCCGTGGCAAATCTCTGGCACGTAATGGGCGTAAGTTTACCGAGCATGACAACGATAGTGTTACTGTAATTAAGGAGTTCGTCCTTGGACAAGAGCATAGTCAGGGTGTTGTTAGGGGTGATGGTAGCGACAGAGAGATAAGCTGGCACCCTGTGCCAGCCTGATAAAGGTAAGCATATAGTGAACGTGTTCTTCTCCTTGAACAACCTCCACTGACCGGGAAGGGGTTTACCCGCTTTCGGGCTACGACAACCCCGGTACATATTTTCCGCGCCTTTGTATGAACTAATCATCGCGTTAACTTGTCGGCGGTTACATGGCCCGTCAACTTACTCAGGTCAACTTCTTCTGCTAAGTTCTTCGCAGTATCCGCCGCCTTGGTACGGACAACAACTTCCCGGTGCTTCTCCTTCTTCTCCTCCGGCACTAAGTCCCACAATGCGGGCCATGCCTTGAGTGCGGGAGCCAGTGTTGAGTAGGCGTTGATAACTTCCTGTACTCCATCAACAAACGCCTTCTGTTCCTGCCCCAGCTTGTGTATCTTGAGGCAGTATTTCTCATACTCCTCCTTTATACTGTCCCACCTTGGGTCACCGGCGTTGAGATACCAGCCGTAGTTACTGCCACCTATTAAACCCGTAGCCTCATCGTCGATGTTACTCATATTATGAGGGAATCTGCGTCGTTCGTCACCAGCTTCGTTGAAATACATATGGATGGATTCGTTGATATTTTCATCCCAATCCTCACCCTTGAAACCGTATAAGTTAATGTTCTTCTCGGTGTCAAGATACCCATCAGGCAAGCTATACATTATCTTTTTGGTGCTACTAAACACCAAATCATATATGTTGCCAGCCCAGTTGGGCGGACTCTCCTTCGCTTGCATGATACGTGCAGCAAACATTTTACGCGCGTTGGATTTGATGCAACTTCTCATCGTGTCACTAAATCTTACGGTTGCCATACCTATTCTCCTAGTTGGTCAGGTTTAAGCCTGATGGCTACATCACCATCAGTGTCGATCTTCGCCTCAAGTTTACCTTCCGCTAACCCGTACAGGGCATCGGATAGTTTATTATTCTCTTTCTCGGTTTTGCGTAGCGTGACTTGTTGTGCGAGCAGAAACCAAATTACCGCTACGATTGCGATAGTGGAGATTTCAAAACCACTCACATCATCACCACTTCACCGAAGGGTGCTTCTTTCGCGCCATCGTAGTTGCAGACCCACAGTACAGGGTGATCGGGCTGTTCGCCGTAGCTATTGCAACACAGGTCAGTCAGGAACACCGTAGCTACCGGCTCTATATTGTGTTCCACCATATAGTCCCACACCGGGGCGAAGTTTGTACCACCTCCACCATGAGGCTCGACATGAACCTCATCGTCCCTATCAAAGGACTCGTAATGGCACACCTCACTATCGAAGTAGATCAGGTGTATCTTACGGGGTTTGTGGTCCTCATGAACCGTCAGTACCTCGGCGGCAAACTGGTTGAGTTCGTCCACTCCGATTGATCCAGAACAATCGATAGCAAATACCAGTTCACCCATCGCCTCGCCGCTCACAGATGGAAGGTACAAACCCTGCGACAGATACCTACGGTTCGGCCTAGAGAAAGTTCTTGTGTCACTCCGGCACTTCTCGACGAAGCGACGCAGTACCTCACGCCAGTCCACCTTGGGGTTAAGCACCTCGTTTATGAGGCGCTCCTGATTAGCCGACAGTTTGCCCATCATCTTGGCGGCTTGTGCGGCTTGGGCTACCTTGACTTTCATTTCAGCGGCGGCTTGATCCTTCTCAGCTTGCGTACCTCCACCGTCCTCGCAATCCTGCCAGCCTTCGCCTCCAGAACCTATTCCAGTATCAGGACCGTCGCCGCCGGCAGGCAACAGCTTGTAGATACCATCGGTAGTCCCGCCACCGGCATCGTATGTCTGGGTACACTGAAGCCCACCCTCTGGCATCTTACCAATGTTGTCATTCACCAGACACTCATTGATAACGTAGTCACCAGCTATGTTCCACTTCATGGGATCACGGTCATGCCGCCGCCAAGGGTGTTCAAACATGGGGTGCCCCACTTCATGGGCCACGAGGAACTTCAACTCCTCGTCAGTCATGGGTTCAATAAAGTGAGGGTTAAACTTCACCCGCTTACCATTGGTCGCCGCCGTCCATTGTTCAGGCGCTACACCGGGAGGCGGGTTCTCGTCTAACTCAAACGGCATATTCATAGCAAGCACCCCAAAGAACGGGTGTTCTAAAATGAGAGCCGTTTTTGCCTTCGCTAACTTCTTGACTAAATCAACAGCCATCTTCGCCTCCTTCTTCTGCTAAGGACTCAGCTATGTCCTTCTCGATTTCAAGTAGTTGCTCCATCAAGGCACCTGCTGGCATATAGAACAGCAGGTCCTCAACGTGTTGTGCTACGGTACGCTCCTCAAACCTCCGGTCAGTCCAGACGTTCAAGGCGTTGGAATGCATCTCCTTGATTGCACCTAGTTCTTCTTCAGTCACCCCACACCCCCTAACCACCACCACACGCCCCCTAACCAGCCCAATAATGTGCCGATAATTATGCCGATCAGTATACGCGCAGTAGCATTACGCCTACGCAGCCGCTTTATTCTTGGAGGTATGCTCATGCCGCCGCTCCCATGAAGCCCTTCATCTGCTTCATAATAGCCTCGGCATCCTTGGCCGTGTCACGCCGTACATCAGGATCGTTCTTGATAGCCTCGGGGTGTAGCCTAAACAGCTTGCGCTCTGCCTCACTTCGCATCTTCTCAAGGTCTGCATCGTCGGTGAAGTTAAGTCTCGTCAACAACTTGCAGAGGTCTTGTGCATCCTCATACGTCGCCGCATGGAACACGTTGTTGGGGTCAGATAACCTGTCAGCCAGCCACTCGACCTTATCGTAGAGCCTCTGCCACACATCCTGCATGGCAACCTTACTGCTCTCCGTAATACGTTTCTCCAAGTCTGCGGTGATCTGGTCGATCTCGCCATCAGCCAACTCAACCCTAAAGTCACCTGTCGTTGGGACAGGCAGGAAGGTCAGGTCCATCTTGAACTTACGTTTGAGGTCATCCATGATGGGGTAGTCCTGTTGGTTGTACAGGTTACCGAGCAGACGTTGTGCATCTGCTCTGGCTTGGAGATAACCACCAAAGAACTTCTCGACTAAGTTATCCCATACCGCCTTCTTCTTCCGGTACTCCGTAGTGAAAGCCAGATAGTTTGCCGAAGGGAGGATGAACGTACCCTCAATACCCCACGGCAACGTGTTCCTGTAGAAGTCCTTACGGATGAACGCTGTCTCCCGGTGGACATCTGCGATCCTGTTACAGGTAGGCAACAACGTCTTGTTGAAGTTACCCACGTTGCCAGTAGCACCGTTAGCCTGTGCCACCTCTTTGCTGGCTTGCTTATCCAGCTTTCTCGCCGTCCATTGGCTAACGCCAAGGTGTACGAGTAACGCTTTATCGCTTAAGTGCATATCATTCTCCTAGAATTTTATGCTCAGTTTTAGCTTGGTTTCAAAAGCAACCCGCTCATCGGGGTACTTCAACCAGATTTCTTCTATCCCATTAACCAAGGAAAGATGTTCTTGGCGATAGGTTGTCCAACGAACACCATCCGGCCCATCCAGAAGCCGCCGCCAGTTAAGGGAGGTGTCATAGTACAGGCCCATAAGCCGCCCATACTCCTTAGCCACCGCCGCTATTGGCATGGACAATATGTCCACTAGAACAGCACTTCTTGGTTCTCGACGGCCCATTGAGTGAAGGCTTGTGTGCTGGCTAACTCCGGGTTTTTACGAGTGGCATAGCTGACGCCCAGTACCCCAAACTCAGGTGGCATCCTGTTAAAATATGTGATGCACTTGGAGAAGTTACCGTCATTGGCCCTGTCAGCCAGTGAACCGCTGATGGCGTAGAGCGTAGCAGGGTCTGTAGGCACCTCCACCCTGTCAGGGTGCAACAAGATGTTGTCGATGTTAGGCAGTTTACGCCATATCTTCATGTAGCCAACGAACTCGGCGGCTGGTCCCTCACCTACGGCACCCTTGAAGCACTCGTACTCCGCTTCCGGTGACACGATGCCAAGCACAGCGGATACACCCTCAACCCAGCTTCTCGGGGTGGCGTTCTTAGGCCGTTGAGGGTCGAAGTCATGGAGGAGGTCAGACCGGAAGCGTAGAAAGGAGATCAACTCAGGCTTTACATCCTCGTCAATGGCCCACTTGCACCAATCGTCTAGCATGGTATCCAGTGGTAGCTCTGTCTCCCTGTCTGCAAGATGTGTCAGAGTCCGGTTAGCACCAGCCCTGTCCTCCTGCCTGTTGCTAGTCGAGACAACCATGCACCCCGGTGACATATTGAAGCCATGCAGTTCACGCTCTTGCTCAATATTGGCGCATACCTTCTGCAAATCAGGCCCACACTGACCCCTGTCATCCAAGCACAGGATGCCTTCCCACTCAGGGTCAACGGGGAACCACTCCGGTAACTTGTAGTCGAAGAACGCCCCATCCTTGGAGGGATAGGGAATACCGAAGTCCTCGACCAGCATCGTCGGCATATGCTTGTGGATGTACTTGACACCCAGCCATGCAGCAACCTGTTTTACAATGCTCGTCTTACCACCACCGGGTGGCCCAGTGACAACGACTGGCCGCTTAATCTGCCAGAGGTCAATCAAGGTTTTTGCTAATAGTTCAGCTCTCATCGTCCGTCTCCTTTTCAACTATTCTCGCTAACAAGAATGCAATGGCTTGTCCTACTGAACCACGCCAGTAACGGGTACGCGACCATTCATGCACGCCATTGCATAGAACTTCCACTTTCACTTCCACAATTTCATCGTCCACCATAGTTTCTGCACTGTATGCTTTGGGTGGTGCTTCGGTACTCATCTAAAAGCCCTCCGAGTTAAGTCTCGCTGTAATGTGGAAGGTGATACCGTAGTGTTCTTCGGCATCCAATATGTCTCGACGGGTAACATGGAACTTGGAGCCGTTACGCTGTTCTCGACGGGTATGCTGGAAGGGCATGTAATCCGTCTTGATTACCGTAAAGTCTGCATCACGCATCCACTCTCGAATGGTGTCGGACTCTAAGGCGGGTCCGTCTGTCGGTACGATCAGTAAATAATATAGGTTCGTCATACTTAATATCTCCTTTAGAAGTTAGCACTATACACCGGGCCGCAAACACCGAAAGCCTACCACGGGCTGGCCGGGACTGTCAAGTTTGGGAGCGACTATGTAAGGTGAGAGGATGTTTCGATGACACAAGTTCAGAACTTGTCACGGCAGTAGTGGGAGTTATAGTGTGAATAGCGTGTTTTCAAAAGTGTTTCGACTAATATTATGTAAGGTTAATGGGTTGCAAGGCATTGATACCAAAGGATTAAATATTTACTTGGCACGCCAATAGTGCGATTAGCCGGTAAAAACAACTATACAGGCGCTACAACGTGTTATGGGTTACTTTACGAAAGTTACAAAAACAGAAAAACCCCGTGGACTATATAATAAATAAACAACTAATTCTACTGTTGGCACTAGAACTCTGCCAACTATGCCCGTTCCTTATGGTTTTACAGTAACTTATGGGTTTACAAATAAATAGTGGGTTTATAAAACGTGTTATAAAAGGCGCTACTACTATGTATAGTTAGTGTCTAACCTATTGATATCATTACATAAGTACCTGCTACTACTGTGTATAGTTAGTATCTCATACCTTTTAGCTACGACCTAGTATACATCAGCTTTACGGATGACGTATCCATGACCTCCCGACACATGGTTCTTAATAATAAGCAAAAAGCGGGCAAAAAGAAAGAGGGCCGACCCATTGCGGAGTCGACCCCTAGTCTCTATTCGGACCCAAGTAGTTTGATGTCCCGGATGGCCCCGTCACTACGAGAACAAGTATCCAAAAAGTCTTTCCAAACCTTGGCAAGGTCGTAACCTTCGAACCTACGAATGCAGACATCACCATTGTCGGTCCACGTTACTCTGTAATACCGCATGATGTTTTTCCCAATTAGTTGAAATAAGGTCGGCTCCCCGGTTGCCCGGGGAGCCTTCCTTTAGTTTAGGCCAGTACTACCACTGTGGAAGTACGTGCTACGACCGCCTGCGGGTCTCGCAGGGTAATCCGGGGATGGGAGAACTTGCCCATCTCCACAGTCGCAACAAAACCGTCCTTAACCGCCTTTTTGAGTGCTTTGACAGGCAGATGCTTGTCTGCCTTATCCAACTTCTCACTCACTCCAGCGATGTAAAATGACCAACGATCCAACGAAACGCCGTGCGCCCCTGCCAGTTCAATGGACTTGGAAACCGCCAGATCGGCGTCTCCTGCGTCCATAGTCCCGAACATGGAACCCGGTTTCGCCGTCTTAGTCGCCAGTCCCTTTATGGGATGGTTGACGATTGAGAAAGCGCCGTTCGTGTAGTCATTCGCTTGGAAAAGTTTTGCCATGTGATGTTTCCTTTACATCATGCCCTTTGCTTCCGCCCGCCAATGGGGCGGGGCTTTGGGGCTTTGCCAAAACTAGGACCGGCCCCTGCAGCCAATGGACTCGTGAGATAGGGGCTTTGGGCGCTATTTGCGGGGGAGGGTATGGGAGCCGCTGCATTCCGCCTGTCTGTTGCCGTGTTTGTTTTGACAAGGAAATAGTCGCATAACTATGTGCGCGTGTCAAGTTTCGGTGTAAAGTTATGTTCTGAGTCCGATTTTCAGTTTCATTTGTGGCCGTTGCCGAGCGCAAGGCCAAAAGGCCGACGGGGGACACATGGATTTGTTTTCTATGACCACCCCCTGTATATCCCAACCTCTCACCCCAAGACCCGAAAAACCAAGTGTTCTGTTTTTGTTCTTTTTATCCCCCCCTTGACAGCTATCCCCCGCCCGGCGTATAGAAAATTATGCCTGTACGTAAAGTAAAAGGTGGGTATCGCTGGGGCTCCAAAGGTAAGGTTTATCCTACCAGGGCATTGGCTGCGCTTCAGGGCAGGGCTATCAAAGCTTCACAGACGAGGAAAAAGAAAAAGAAGTATGGATAGATTACCTCTTAAGTATCATCCGTGGTCTGATCGCCTGGCAATGGATATCGCCTTGGTGCTTGAAGCCAGTGGCGAGACCCTGGACGAGGTGATGGAGAGGCATTCCATTACCGTAGACGATCTGGGGCGATATAACAGCGACAGGGTATTTTTACAGAAGGTAGGATATCTCCGCGAGGAGATATGCACCAAGGGCATGACGTTCCGTCTCAAGGCGAGGGCGCAGGCGGAAGAGCTCCTCACGACGAGTTGGACTCTCATTCACTCATCCGATGTAAGCGCGGCGGTCAAGGCCGACTTGATCAAGTCCACGGTCAAGTGGGGCGGGTTGGAGCCGCAGAAGGACTTTTCCGGTGCTGATAATCAGGGTGGGGGTGTGAGCATCACCATCAACCTAGGTAACAATGTATCATTGCCCAAGGCAATCGAACATGTGGAGTGAGTTCACGGATGTCTACCAAGAGTTTCCCGCCCGCATATTCGGCACTGTCGCGGAAGCGCAGGTTTTTATGGCGGCGCTGGCCAGACTGGAGATCAATCATCGTGTTATCCTTGATACGCCGCCCAAGCGTCTCAAGCTGCCTGTACAAACCGTAGTAATCTTACTGGACGTATCTGATGGCATACGACATTGACTTCACGCCCAGCCTGACATGCGGAAATTTCATGCTGGACGAAGCCAAGATGCGCGTTCTCATGGGCCCGGTTGGGTCGGGTAAGTCGGTTACCTCGTCCTTCGAGATTATACGCCGGGCCAGTCAACAGGAGCTTAATCAGCACGGGATACGTAAATCTCGTGCGGCAGTGGTCCGGGAGACAGCCAGACAGCTTATGGACACTACCATTAAGACTTTTATGGATTGGTTCCCCCCTGGGATTTGCGGCGAGTATATGCGGACCACGAAGACATATTTTTTCAAGGTGGGGGATATCGAGTGTGAAGTGATGTTCAGGGCGCTTGACGATGCTGATGACGTACGTAATCTCAACTCGCTCGAATTGACGTTTGCGTGGTTCAACGAGTGTCGTGACATTCACCCGGATATCATTGACGCGATGAGTAAGCGCGTGGGCCGTTATCCTTCCAAAAAAGACGGTGGGCCGACATGGTACGGGATGTGGGGGGACACTAACCCGCCGGTCATGGATACATGGTGGTATTACCAGATGGAAGGGCTCGACCCCGACGATGGAGTTTCTAAAAACGACAATGGTTGGGCGGTCTACAAACAACCGAGCGGGAGAGGCCCACAGGCGGAGAACGTGGAGAATCTCCCCCAAGACTACTACGACATCCAAGGGCGTTCCGAAGAGTATATCAGGGTTTATATCGACGGGGAGTATGGCTTATCCAGTGCGGGCCAACCGATTTATAAGTACTTCCGCCCGGATTACCACATGGCTAAGGAGAGGATTAGTCCGATCCTCAATGGCGTTAGGCCGATTATTATTGGGATGGATTTGGGCCTTACCCCGGCGGCGGTCCTAGGACAACTCGACGGAAGAGGACGGGCATTGATACTTGCTGAAGCGGTAAGTTTTGATATGGGGGTACAGCGTTTCGCTAGGACGGTGCTCAAGCCCCTGCTCTTCGAGCGATTCTCCGGGGCTAATATCCACATAGTCGTCGATCCGGCGGGGGTCCAGCGGGCGCAGACCGACGAGCGCAGCGCTATCGACATACTTAAAGCTGAGGGTTTCAAGGTTATTCCGGCCCGGACTAATAATGTTACACCGCGGTTAGGTGCTGTGGATGACTTCCTCATGCGGCACGCTGATGGTGATAGTGCGTTCCTCGTTGACCCTACCTGCACGAATCTTAAGTCGGCCATGATGGGGGGCTATCGCTTCCACCCCAAGACAGGAAAGATCGAGAAGAACAAACATTCACATGTTGCCGAGGCTTTACAATATTTAATGTTACATATTGCATCTATAGCGGACGGTGCTATAATAACGCAGCGACGGGAGATTAAATCTCATTCGGCGCTAGGCTGGACCTGACCACCTCCCTGATAAGGTACAGCTCTCCCAGTTGGTTGGAGTCCCCTCCATCCACAACTTTCCCCCCACCGGACTCCTAGCTGGTGGGGGGAATTTTTTGTTGACTACATAACGTGTTCTGCGTTAAAGCTGGGATTCTGAGAATTTTTATGGGGATTTTGTTATGGGTATTTACAAGAGGGGCCGTAAAGGTAATCCTAACGTTCCTAGGCGGGCGCGGTTTCCCGGCCCACCTTCTCCCCGCGCCGTTATACCTCCGGCTCCCCCTCGTGCGCGGTTCCTCGGTCCAGTCTCTACCGGCGCTGGTGCGGCCTTAGCTGGCCAGAACCCACTCATGGGTGCCATCGGCCCTAGTTTTTTTAACAAGAAGTACCATCCTAATAGTAAGGGAAGGAATATCCGGTAGTGCCTAAATTAAAGGGGGAATCACTCGATCAGGCTGTGGAGAGGCGTAAAGAGTATGCCCGGCAGGCTAAGAAGGAGTGGGCCGAGCGTACCGCTCGGGTAGCTAAGGAGCAGAAAGAGGGTCGTAAGCGTAAACTTTAGGAGGACACGCGGATGGCAGAGGACAAATGGTTGTTTGAGGCGGGAAATTGGGCGGAGCTTGATAAACGTTACCCCCAGTGGCGTCGTGCTAACCCCGGTACCAAGGCCCGTGAGAAACGGGACTATTCCAATAAAGGGAAAAAGTAATGCCCAAAGGTGTAGGCTACCCTAATCCCGGTACCAAGGCCCGCGATAAGCGAGCAAAGACTTATTCCAACAAGCTGGCCGGGCTGACTGTGAAAAGCCGCAAGACCGGTAAGGTTGATGAGAAAGAAACAAGGCGTCTGAGGCAGAACGCCCTGGCTTCAGTGGCGGCAGAGAAAGCCGCTAAGAAATTTAGTTTGTTCAAAACCGAGCAGCTTGCCCGAGCAGCAAGAAAGAGCCTGAAGGAGTTAGGAGTCCCCGCAGGCACCCTTGGGAGCGCCGAGCGCCTGCGCCTTTTTGCGCGTACCAACAAGCTGGCAATCCAGACTAGAAAAATTATCGAGGCAAAGAAATAATGGCTGGACTTAGTTTCCTGCGTGTCATCGACAACGCTACCCTCGTCCAAGAGGAGAAGCAGGAAGCTGATCGCGCTGCCCGTGAGCGGCAGGCTGAACCTCTCATGTTGGGGCTCGGGTCATATTTGCGTAGCGCATTTGAGGCAGCGAAGCGGTCCAAGGACCCAATCGAGACGGCTATGCTCAAAGCGTTACGGCAACGTAATGGTGAGTACGAGGCCACTAGACTGAAGCAGATACAACTTCAGGGTGGCTCAGAGATTTATATGATGCTCACCGAGGTTAAGTGCCGCGCAGCCGAAAGCTGGCTGCGCGATATTCTCATGGATGAGGGCACGCCGCCGTGGGATATACAGCCTACACCGGAGCCTGACCTTCCGGAAGCGCGTGACGAGGTGATTAATGAGATACTCGGGGATAAGGTTTCTAAGTTCATAGGAGAACTAGGTACGGCACCTAAGCCCTCCGAGGTTGCGCAACTTAAAGAAGTTGCAGCACAGGAGTTACGGTTCTCAGTTCTGCAAGAAGCGCAGACTCGTGCTGATAAGATGAAAACCCGGATCAAAGATCAGTTTGCTGAGGGCGGATTCGCTGAAGGGTTTAATGAATTTATTACTGATCTTGTAACGTTCCCGGTTGCTATTCT